GCATCAACTGAATGGTATGCATTTAAGTCTTGAGCAAGTTCTGGAGTCCAGACTGCTTTTAACTTACGAGTTTTCGCAATGATTGGTATGCTCTTTAACGCAATGTCTAATTCAGGGATATCAATATCACCTTCTGGATTTGCGTCTATTTGAGCTGATGTTGCCTCAAAGTCTGTTCTGTCATAGTTAGTAGCAGAAACTTTGTGGTATTTAACAACTGCAGTTGTTGGAGCACCAGCAATATCTTTTCTTACGATAAACGAAATCTGTGAATTCGCTGAGTCGTATGAAGTGTATGCTGGGAAAAACTCATCATATCCAGAACCACTAATTGAGAAGGCTCTTACACCATCAAAATCTGGGTTTGAATATGAAGCTACAGCAGTTGTAAGTTTTACAAGACCATTATCAGCAGCAACACCAGTTGCAACTGAAGAACTTAGGTCTGGTTCAAAGTCAACATCAGACCAGCTCACAGATGAACTGATGAACTGAGTTGAATTTGCGGTACTAGCATGTCCTGCAAGTGCGGCAGTAGATACATCGTTAATAGAGTATCCGAACTTACCTGCACCATAGAGACCACCAGATGCATCTACATTAGACCCTGAAGTATTACCAAATACATCTGAGTTGTTTGTATGTGCGTCGGTTTGGGCTGTACCATATTTAAAGTCAAGATAGAAAATAAGACCAGAAGGTAGATTCATTGGTTGAACTGACACAAATTCTTGTGCAGCTAATTCACCAAAGATTCTTCTTACTAATGGAAGTGCAACACCTGACCACTCTTCTGAGTTTGCAGATGTACCAGTTCTTGAAGCCTCATCAATTAATTGACGAGCCTGATTTTCAAGAAGTACGGCCATTCCATTTACTTTATGGTCTTGTTCAAGGCCTTCTAAAAGACCTGTTGGTTCCCATTTCTTGACTAATTTACGAGTTTGTTCAAGTAGTTGTCTCTGTGGATTATATCCATCCATTAAAGACTCTACTGATTTAAATTTGTCACTCATTTTTTTAGTCTCCCGATTAAAGTATGTTTGCTAACTTTTTAAAACGATTCTTTAACTCATGTCCTTCAGTTAAAACTTCATCGTTTGTTGGTTTAGTTGAAGCAACGGCCTTTGAACTTGAACCTTTAGATTCCTTAATAGGTTTTCTATTTTGGAAAGATTCAGCAAGTGTAGAGTAAACTAACTTGATTTCTCTTAGGTTTTTAGTTCTATCAAAAGTTTCAACAACTTTTAATTTCTGTTCGTTACTTAAACCAAACGCTCTAAACAATTTGTTTGAGAACAATAGTTTTGCGTTTAATAAGTTAACTTCATTTAATTTTCCACGAAGATATTTTACAACATCTCTGTGTTCTTTCAATTCGTTTTGAAGTGCATTAACTTCATCCACTTTTTCTTCGTCATCTTCTTCTTCAGAAAGAGCTTTTAATACTTCTTCTAAATCAATGTCTTCGTCAACTTCATCATCTTTGTCGTCAACTTCATCAATAGATTCAGTATGTTTTGCTTTATCTGCGTTTCCAATGTCTGAAGAGTCTCCAGCTTTACCTGGTTGTTTATTATCTGATTTTCCGATATCAGAAGATACATCGTTTTCTTCAATTTCCTCACCCTCTTCAACTGCGTCATCTTCAGTTACTTCTTCAGATTCTTCAATTTCTTCGGACTCGTCCACTTTGTCTTCGTCTTCTTCTTCTTCTTTTAGTTCAGATTCCAACTCAGCCAATACAGCCTCAAGGTCAAGGTCGTCATCTTCGTCCTCACCCTCATATGCGACTTCATCGTCTGCTGGTTTATCATCTTCATCTTCACCTTCGTAAGCGACTTCATCATCTGCTGGTTCGTTTTCATCGCCCTCTTCTTCAGAGTGCATTTCATCGTCAACAGGTTCTTCGTCATTACCTTCACCTTCATTGTGTGAAGTTTCATCATCTGCCATGTCAGCGTCAGCAACATCATCATGTGATGTTTCATCATCTGCAATTTCATCATCTTCAGATTCTTCTTCATTAGAAAGTTCAGCTTCAATCTTACGAGAAAGCATAGATTTCAATCGTGGTGTAAATGCTTCTTCAAGGGCTATCTTTGCATTTGCAAGAGCTGTTTCACGAACGGCTTTTGCATCAGCGATAGCTTCTTTTAGTAAATCATCCATTTTGTATTCTCCACGGAATTAATATAGTTATTGGGAACTATAATTGAATTAAATTGGTGACACTATATGATGTGCGATGTGCACGATAGTGTATTTTATTTCTAATAAATATCAAGAAAGGTATAAAAAATCACACAAAGTGTGTATTTATTTTAATCTTTTTCTTTTAAAGTCTTGTAGTAATTTCTTAAAATGGCCTTCTTCTTTTTCTCTCTTTTGATATCAGATGGTTTACGATAGAAACTTCTATCTTTTAACTCTAACATCATTCCACTTTCTTTTACTCTTTTTTTGAAGATTTTAAGTGCCTTCTCTACACTTTGACCTTTACGAATTGTAACTTTTATCAATTGAACCTCACTTAGTCTTTTTCGTTTTTTGCTTTATAGTTTGCATCCACATAATTAAAGAATTTCTTTTTCTTTTCGTCATCACCTAATTCATCTGGTGAACTTACACCAAATTTCTTTAATGCACCTTGGAAAAACTTTTCGTATTCTCCATCTTTTTCAGATACAACACCCTCTGAATCATGTTTTTCAACTTCTGGTATATCGTAATAACGATTTAAAATATTACCCATATCTTCATATAAAGTTGCAAGTCTTTCACGAACTGCTTGTGCTTCAGTTGAAATCTTCCCAAATTGTTTTGAAAAGTTTGTTAGTTCTTTCATGTTACGATTTACGGTAACCTTATCAAACCAATCTTCAGTTTCACTTAAAGTATGAGTTTTAGTTAATTGTGCGATTTGAGATAACTTTTCTGCAGTCTCTCTTAAATCATCTTTCATGTATAGTTGTTTACCAATTTCGTTATACTGAGAAAGTGCTTCCATTACTTGTTTTGCATCAACTCTTTCTTCTGTTGTTTCACCATATTGGTCTTCTACTAATGAAGAAAGTGAAATTCCATCTTGATTGATAGATGGTGTTGATACCATACCACCAACAAGTGAAAAATTTTCTTCTATTAAATCTTTTAATTTTGCCATTGTTGTATCTCCTTATACCTTAATAAATATCATTATCTTCGTTTTTTACCACGCAAATAACTACGAAATCGTTTGTCTACTTTGTTCCATAATACTCTTAACATATCTGCAACTCCCATACTTGTATCACCTGCTTTACCACCTTTGATACCTTGTATTAAGTCCATCGCATCATATTTACCTGCCTTTACACCACTCAACATCATTTTGATAGATTGTTGAGATGCCTTATTGAAAATCTTACCCATTACCTGAATATCTTTTTCAACCATCTTTTTTGCTTCAGGTGTTGAGTATCCCATTGTGGGAATATTTTTCATACCACCACCTGACATTGAACCTGGAACATAATCTTGTTCTTCTAACATTTCAAATAATTCAATTAAATCATCTGGACTTTCATATAAACGATAGTCCTTCCATTTTGCCCACATTCTTGGTGTCATACTACTCATTAAAACGCTCCATATACATCTTTAAAATTACTAAATTGTCTTTTTGCTTTATCAAATAATTCTTTATCTAATCTAGCTCTCGCATCTTTTATATCATTAATATCATTAAAATAAAGATGTAATTCACTAATATGGTCATACATTTTTACCAATTTTTTATGACCGATTAACTTAGCAAGATATCTTCTAGCTGAAGTATGTGCGTTTCTATCGGTTAGTTTCGCAAGTTTATCAATGTCTACTTGTTTAACTTCTTTCTTTTCTTGTAATATGTTTTTTAATTTAATCATTATTTCTTCTCTAAAATTTCTTTCATTTGAAACGCCTTCAATATAATGTATTGAATATTATCAAGTGTTAATTTATCATTTTGTGTTCTAACACTTTTTTTCAAATCTTTTATACCGAACTCTAAGTGTCTCATTTGTCCATTTATTTCTGAGTAAGCTCCTCTTGAAATTGGTTTATCTTTTAATTCATCTCTGAAATAAAGTTCAACTTTCTTTTCAGTTATCACTTCCTCGTTCACTTGTTCTTTAGTAGAACAACAGGAATCCCCACAATGACACTCTTCTTCTTTTATTAAATCTTTTAACTTAATCATTAGAAATATCCTCTGAATTTTCCTTGGATGATTAAATTAGATACTGCAGCAATCTCTTTACCATACTTAGAAGCTTCTTTACCCATATATTGATTATCTGGAAACTTTTTCTTCATTCGTTCATCTTCCTCTAATGCTTGTTGATAATAACGAACTTTATCATAGAATCTATCCATTCCATCTGCAATATCTTTTAATACGGCCATCGCTTTCATTTCATCAGTCATATCTTTAGAATTTTGTTGTGACATAAGTTTTTTAGATTCTGCATTTGGTTTACCACCAATCAAACCTTGTATTAATTTATCACTATAATCTTTTGTCTTTTTGATTTTTGCCTGAACTTTTTCAGGGTCATCATATAAATCTCTGATGGCATCTTCATATCTTCTTTTGTTTTCATCTTTGAAAGATTTATCATCTCTAAATCTAAATGAACCAGCCTGTATATCTTGTCTTAACTTTCTGATTTTATCACCACCCATAAATGGTAAATCTTCTTCAAGTTTAATATGATAATATTGAATACCAGGTATTCCTCTTACTGCCTTAGGACTTTGCCATCCATATTTATTTAAACCAAATGTTCTATAATCTTCAGAACCCCAACTTGTAGGATTACCAACTGAAATATCTTTGTTTCTCCAAGACTTTGTATACCAAAGGGTTTTACCATCTTTGAATACGGTAACGATTGTTCCTTTTTCTAACTCAACATCTCGTTCCCAATATCTATTACCTTTTGCTCTTAGTGTTGCAGGTTTACTTGTAACTGCAATCGCAACACCTTTTCTCGGTAATTTAGTTACTTTTTCAATATGATTATCTTCAATTTCACTTGCTCTTAAACCTTGTTTTGCCAAGTAAGTGTATAAATCTCTATCCAATGAGTTATTATTACCCATAGAAAGTTTTCTTAATATTGAACTTTTAAAGTTTTCTGTTAAGTAAGAAACTTTTGATTCTTTTATTATGTCTGTTAATTTAATCATCATTATTCCTATAAGCTTGTATACATACCTGTGTGCATTGTAAACACCTTTTGTAATTGGTCTGCATAAACACCTTTTAGTGTTTTCTTGTTTTTGATTCCTCTTTTAGTAACCCAATCAAACTTAATATTGTATAAATCTCTACCTCTATCGTAATCTATTTTAATATGATTTACTTGTTTAGAGTTTCTACCAATCTTAAAACTTAATCCCTCTTTACCTACACCAAAGTGTTTTGCTCCTGTCATCATAATAAATCTATTACCACCTAATTGATTTAATATTTCTGCACCTTGTTTCTTATCTACGGCCTCACCGAATGTAAGAACAGCATCTATTGATTCTTTCTTTGAATAATCAGGGTCAAGTTTTCTTAACTTGATTAAAATATCTCTCAACATCTCTCTATCTGTAGAATCAAATCCGATTTCAAAGTTTGGTTTCTTCTTTAATAATACTGAGTATGCCATTCCGATTTCTTTTTGTCCTAATGTTCTTTTCTTTTTATCAGGATAAACTCCTTTAGGCCCATAGAAATCATTCATGTATTTAATAAATCCTCTGTAATCCATTTCAGTTAAACGATTTACATTTTCTTTCTTCACACAATTAGGATATGTTTTACCAAATAATTTTTTTGTTTTTCTTGTTGGATGAATCATATATCCTTTCCAACATTTTTCAACCAAATTACCAAAATCTTCTGTTGTTTCAAACTTCATTAAACCTGACATAATCTCTGCTTTCTTTGATGCATTTGCATTTCTATAAGCTTTCTTTATGTAGTCATAAGTTTTACTAATCATTTGTTTTGCATCTTCAGGTGTATTACCATACTTGATTAGTAATTGTTCAATCTTTTCTTTTTCACCCTCAGTAACAACTTCTTTTAATCTTCTGTCTTCATCGCCAGTTCCACCAGGTGATTTCAATTTATAAGATGGGTCTTTTGCAGACATAGTGTAACCACAAGATTCCATTTCTGTATCTAATAATTCTCTAATTTTCTTGATTATAAATTCTTTATTCACTTTTTCTGGTTTCCCTTTGTGTTTTGTGGATGCATATTTCTTAACAGACTTTGTATCCATTGATTTTGCCGCATCTTTGACAGCCTTACTTACTTTACTCGCAGGTACTTCACCTTTTTTATACGAGTGAACCAAACCCATAAATCTTTGTTGAGCTTTGGATTTGGATGGCAACTTACTCTCCTCTGATGATTTTGTTGATTATGTCTTCTGCCTTACACCAATCACCACAAGTTCTACCTTGTGCTTGGTTAGGGTCAACACTCTCATTCATTGGATACATAAATGCACCATGTGTAGAAGGGTTACTAACAAAGTCAAATGCAATAAGTTCAAAGTCATCACCAACTTTAAGTGCCTGACCACCTTTTCCATCATCTTCATTAACTTGTTCTACTGAACCCATACCACGAGAACTGATACCTAATTTGATACCATTCTTAAATAATTCTCTTAAAATATTTCCACTTGGTGTAGTTAGGATTTCAACCGTACCTAATAGATTATCACCCTCAAAGTGCATTTCAGTTATATTGTGAGATACATTTGTTAAATTAACTACTGATGAATCAGGATGGTCAAGTTCTCCAAGTGCTCTACTTTGTTTAATAAAGTTCTCACTATATTTTTTAGATTCACGAACCAATACTTCTCTTGGATATATTCTTCCATTTTGATTCTTTGCATCTGCTCTTTGTAATACACCTTTAACCACCAACTTACCATTGTTCTCTTTTAAAGACTCTTGGATTTGTTGTGGTGATAATTCAAATGGTATATAATCTACAATTAAGTTTCTCATTATTTCATCCTCTTCAACATTCCTACAACTTCTCTCATAAATTTAGTTACATTATCTTTGTAGGACTTTTTAATATCTTTTGCTAATTTTTTATTTTCTGGTCTTGGGTCTCTTAGGAAACCTTGTTCAATATTCATCATTCTTTTTCTGAACTCACCCTCTTGTTTAATCAACATTTGTAATTGTTTCTTAGTGATTCTTACATCATCGGGGCCTTCTTTAACATTCTTTTGATGTTTTTCCATTACTGATTGTAATGTTGGTAATGGTTGACCAAAATCTCTTTTTAATAAATCTATACTTTCTGTTAAGTATTTATCAGTTGGATTATAGTTTTCATTTTTTGATTTAGGTAGAAATTTTCTATCACCACTAAACCTTTCACCTTGTTTAACTTTACCCATTTCCATATTTTGTTGAGCCTTTGAAAGAACTGAAAACAATTCATCTTTGTGAAAATCTTCTTTACCAGGTGACATATTACCTACATCTTTTAACGCATCAAGGTGTTGTTGTATGTATTTATCATCTTTGTAACTCATATACTTTGCAAGTGGATTTTTACCATACAACATAGCTTTTATTTCATCTACATCTTTATCCACTATGGTTTCTATCTCACCATCATTATATACATTATCTTTAGGGTCATCATCTGCTGGGTCAAAATCACTTAAATCATCTGGTTCGTGAGAATCATCATCTTTTGGTTTATCAAAAATATTTACCTTTGGTTTTTCTTTCTTCTCACTATCATCACCCTTTGGACTTTCTTTATCATCTGATGATTGGTCTTTGGTTTTTACATATTGACCTTTATCAGATTTAACATATACATCTGCACCATCTTTATCTTCTTGACCTTTCTTCTTGAAACGACCAAAACCGATTGATACATACGCATCGTCTTCTTTTTCTTTTAATTGATGATGTTTTATTGTATCTTCAAGTGTTGGTAATGGTTCACCAAACTTTCTTTCATTCCATAAATTTTCTTTTATTAAATCTTTTAACTTCATTTTAAGTTTCCAACTTTGTTTGCCATTTTAACTAATCTTTCTGAAATCTTTGTGATTGCCTTATGTGTATTTTTCCAATAAGACCTTGAATCTACATTTAATTCTGTTTTCAATTTAACTGCCATCTTAACCACTTTATCTAATTCACTTAGTGAATTACGAACTTCACGAATACTTTTACCAATTTTTTGTTTTGGTGTTAGGGATTCGTCATTTCTCCAATCGTGATAACGACCTTCGTTTACACCCTCTTTCTTTTTCTTTTTACCCTTTTCTTCATAACCACTTGCGAATGCAGCTCTTCTCTGTGCATCACTTTTAAATCCTTCAATCTTTTTATCAATTTGTTTACCAAGAGTTGGTTGTACTCTTTGAACATCTTTAACTGCTTTCATTCCACCTTTAAGTATTTTTGCAATTCTAGCTTTTGCCTGTGATTTAGATGATGCATTAACAATAGTTTGTATAGTTTGACCATCTTTTTCAACTTTAACTGCAAACATTACTTCGTTAATCTGTTCAGTTTGGACTTCATTACTTAACTTTTCTTCTGAATCTAAGTAATGATATGCTTTTTGTAAATATTCTTTTGATATGATTAGTTTTGACTGCCACCAATTAGGAAAATCTATTTCTTCAGATGAATTATCATATTTTTCTAATGCATCATGAAGTTTTTTACTATATTCCATTAACTCTAAAGTAGTTGACCTTAACATGTTTGGTTCATCATCTTGATGACCTATGTCTTTATCTTCATTTACTTTGGAATATCCACTACCACTTGCAACTGAATCTCTTCTATCCATCTTACCTGTACCACTAAATGCATTAGGTGTCATATATCCAGGTGTTGCCGCAGAAGTTGATACTTCTTCAATTTCTCTTTCTTGAAGTTCTTTACGAATTATTTTTTTGAGAAGTTCTTTAAGTTGTTTTTCTGATAGTGACATCTTTTAATTCCTTAATTAACTCATAATATCTCATTAGTGAGATTATATTTTTATCTTTAACTACTTTTGATGGAACCAATGTGTCAATATGATTGATGGCCTCTTCCAACTTAATACGAGTGATATCATCATCCACTTTAACTACATATTTTTTTAGAGTTGATTTAATTTTAACAATTTCACTATTAACAAACTCATTCAATGAATTAGTATTAGATAGATTATTAATATACTCTTTTAGTAAATCTTTTTGACTTTCGTTTAAAGATTTATATTTAGAATTAAATTTATCTACTAACAATTGATAAGTCAACAATCTTAGGTCTTTATCTTGTTCTGATAAGTTTTCCATGACTTTGGACTTACTTGTACCATTTTTAGGTGTTGTAGTGATATGTTCTATCAATGTAATTGTACTATCTGTAGTTTCAACAGGATTTTCATTTTCAGAATTACCAAAAACTTTGTATATTGAAGCAAATACTTTGAAATTTGGTAATCTTGTATTGAAAAAGTCTTTTACATTATAGTTTTCTTTAATTGTTTTAATTAAATTATACTTTTCGTTGTTTAATCTACGATTTGATAATCGTTGACGACTTGATATGACAGCCTCAAGTAATTTAACTGCATGAGATTCTTGTGAATACTTTTTCTCAGTTATAATACGATAAAGTTCGTATTCTTTACCTAATTCTGTATTTTTATTAAAAAATTCTTTAAATATCTTCACGGCTGGTGAATTTTTTGTGTCATTTAACACATCAACCGTGATTTGACGACTCATTAATTCATATAGAATTGCCGTGTTTTTTATTTTGTTATGTTTAACATTTGAAATAGACATATTTGCTCCAATATCCTTTTATACTACTTTAATAAATATAAAACTTTCAAGAAATGTGTATTTAATCTACACTATTTTTTAGTTTTATCTTCTTTATATTCATTGTATTCTTTACTGACCTCATCAATTTTCTTTTCTTCTGAGATTAATTCTGTTGCCTTACTACCCATGTATTTTTTTAATGCATCGTAATGTGCTAATGCCAATGGTGTTGAGAACTTACTTTTTTTATTTCTTGGTTTTCTGTCTTCTTTACCTAATGGGTTACGACCTCTCGCACCACTTTCTTTACCATATTTATTGGCCTCTTTAGGTCTTCCAGCACCTTCAAACCCACCTTCAGGTGAACCACCCTCATCATTAAATACAGAACCAGATGAACTATCTTCATCAAATCCACCACCTGACTGCATGTCACTCGGTGTTCCAACTGACTCTCCACTCTCTTTAGGGTCATTACCTTCTTGTTCAATTTGTTCATGTCTGAACTTATCTTTTTGGTCATCAATAATTTGTTTTCTGACTATACCTTTTTCCTCATCAGAGAAATTAAATATATTATCATAAACCCACTCTGTAGGTAAGATTTTGTCACTTATCATATCACGAGCCAATGATACTTTTGAACTCCACAATTCTACTTTTTCTTGGTCATACATAGTTGATGGATTGGTTAGTTCTAAATCAAAATTGACCAATTCTTCATCTGTATATCCTTGTGAGTACAAATGTACTACTGCTATTTTTGTTAATTCTGAAATAACAATCCTTTGAATTCTTTCAATGGTTCTTGCAAATCTTACATCTTCTGCTGCGAGTGTTGCTTTACCACCAACATTTTCATCAAATCCTAAGAATGCTTTCGGTACTCTTAGTGATGCCAACATTTTATTTTTTAAATATTCAATATCATCAGTTGAATCATAGTCCAATCCACCTAACTCACTAATCTCAGTTCCACTATCTCCACCACGAACAGGTAAGAAAAAGTCTTCTGTTAAATTTTGTATGTTGTATTTCAAATTATACTCACCTGTATTCTCATCAAGAAAAGGTGTTTTCTTCATTTTATTAATAATTCTTTGCATATAATTATCAACTTCATTTGGTGGTATATTACCAATGTCAATCTTATAAACTCTCTTTGATGGTGCTCTCATGATTCTGTGAATCAACATCGCATCTTCCATTAAAGTTAATTGTTTCCAAGTTTTACGAGCACTTTCCATCATAGATTTACCATAAGGTAGGAAGTTACTATCGTTAGTTAATCTAAAATGTGCCACTTGAAAGTTTTCAAATTCAATATTTTTACCTTGACCTTGTGATTGTTGTCCAAGATAAGGGTGTGCACCCTCAATACTTTCTAAATAAAATTTAGTATAATAAGGATTTTCTGGGTCTTCTCCTTCTGCTCTAACCACTTCATAAGGTGATAGTGGAATCACATTTGTAATACCATACTTATCACTAACATCTAAGTAGAGATAAAAGTCACCATACTTACACATATTACGAACCCAAGGCCATAAAGTAAATTCAATATTCATAATGTCATAAAATAAATTATGTAGAATTTCTTTAATATTCTCGTTATCAGATTGTATCTTTAACACCTCACCATATTCTGATTTCATTGTAGACTCATCTGAATAAATGTCTAATGCACTTGATATAATACTATCACTATCCATTGATTCATAATCTTTGAATAGTGCAAGTCTTGCAGCCATCACTTGATGAACGGTTGAATAACCTGTACCAACTAAATCTAAGTTGGAATGTAGTTTTGAATACCTATCAACTAAATGTGATTTTACTTGTGTTTGTATTTGGTCTGTATCAGCGATTTTTAGTTTTCTACCACCGACATTTCTTACGATTACATTTGTACTAAATAATCTTCTTAATCTACCAAATAATGTTGTATCTGCCATTTTTTACCTCACTTATAAGAGCCACTCTAATGACTCTTTTTTCTTATCCTTACCTATGTCCCAATCCCACTCACCATTGTTATTATCATTTGGTGTGTAAACTCCTTCTTGGTTCATCATGGTTAAGGTTTTTTTTGTTAACTCAATACCTTCAGTTCGTAATCTTAATGCTGTATCACGAACCCATAATCCGATAGCAAAAGACATAACAAGGTCATCGTTATATCCACCCATTGCTTCGGCTCTGTTATTAACATATACAAATGTCAATAACTCATCTATCAATCTATTAGAACGAACCACAACTGATTCATCTCTAAAGTACTCTTCAAGTTTTGCAATAATTAATGGTCTGGTTTTCATTGTAGTACTGAATCCAGCCACCATATTTCTTTCAGATGTTCTAAATTTATTTGTCAATTGATGTTGAACATCTACATATTTTAAATCTTTACTTGTATAAAATAGATTAGGATAATCCCTATCTATTACTTGTTGGATTGTTGCCCAACCTATATTATTGTTTTCTATAATTAGTAAGGCATCGTTATATTCTGTTGAAATACTAACTAACATATTTCCAAAATCTTTGGTATTTATTCTACCTTTATACTCTGCAACTTGTTCTAATGATTCAACTTCAATTACATGAAATGCAGAATAGTCTGTTCCATCTCCTCTACTAACATCAGCACATACTACATAGTTTTTTGTATAGTCTGGTGGTTCCCAAATCCAACAATTACTATCAATTCCTCTCTTTTCAATTGGGTCATTACAAGATTTTTTTCTTAAATTTTCTAATAATATTGGGTCAATCACACCTGTACCAGATGTCAAGAAGTCACAATCACATTCTTGTGCTGCACCACTTGGCCCTAATAAAATATCTTGTTCTTTTCTCCAAGTATCATCTCTATCAGGATGTACCGTCCAATGAAGTTTAATGAAGTTGAACATACCTCGTCCTTCTTCTGCCTCAACCCAAGTTTTGTGAAACCAATTACCCACACCATTAGGTGTTGACAATGCAATACATTGTCCACCAGTCGTTAAAGTAGCTTGAGATGCAGTCCATATATCATCAATTTTGTCAATGAATGCTGCCTCATCAAGTATTAATAATGATAGAGCTTCTGAACGAGCAGCTTCAGGTCCTGATGATACTGCCTTGACTTGTGAACCATTGACATATCGTAGTGATAATTTGTTATCCTCAACACATCTTTGTTTCAACCAACTCGGTAAGTTTGCGTGCATAACACGAACCTTAGTAACTAAATTCTTTGCAACATCTTGTTTCGTCGCAATAACTAATATATTTTTATCTTGATGAAATGTCATCATCCACAATGCATAACCTGCAGTTAATGTGGATATACCCAACTGACGAGCCTTTAGAATAATGTTCATACGATTACTCTCAAACTCTTCTATTGTCTTTTCTTGAAAATCATACAAATCAAAAGGTACTTTACCTTTGATTGGATGTTGTATCACACAATATTTTCTCAAAAAGTATGCTGGGTCTTTTGCAGACTTAATATACTCTTGTTTAATTACTTGTTTAAGTTGTTCTGCCATTAGTTTAGTTCGCCTGCAAGTTTAACAGAAACCGAAGTTGCGGCAACTCCATAAACAAACCATAACCATTTGTTTTCGTGCCACTTAGGTTTCACTACCTTAACCTTCTCTTTATACAGATTAATAGTTTCTTCTTGTAATTGAAGTTGTTGTGTTCTGAAATCAATAATTAGAGAATCAGATTTTGAATTGTCTTCTAATAATTGGATTTGTTTTTCTAAGTCCAATACTAAAGATACATTCAAACTATCTTTTAACTCTAATTCTTTGATTTTGTTAGTGAACCCAAGAACTTCCTCTTCCGAAAAGGTGTAAGTTTTTGAATCTTGCCCAAACAATAAACCAAAAAATAGTATGTAAATAAAATATTTCATGTATATATAAATATATATTACTTACTAAATTTCTTCAAAAATTTTACTGCTTCATCAACATCGTCTGTTTTGACTGCTTCTTCGGCCTTTAAAATTTGTTTTTTAGTATTAGTTACTTTTCTTTTAAGAGTAGCTACTTCTTTTTTGTTTACTCTTTTTTTAGATTCAAGTACTTCTACTTTTTTTTCAAGGTCTTTGACCTCTTCGTTTTTAACTTTGATTGCCTTATCTAATTTTTTGACTTCTTCTTTTTTCTTTCCACCAAAAAATAGATTTGTTATGAATCCGATTATTTTACCAATCATTATTTGTCTCCTTGTATTTGTTTTTCAAAATCTTCTACTTTATCTTTTGCATCTTGTATAAATTTTCTAGCTTCTGAGATTTGGTTTTCAAATTCCTTTTCACCCATTTCCCACTTTTCAGCTTCTAATTCTGGTGTATTTACACCAACATTATTCAACCATTCCTTTTTACCACCTGTTGTCTCAAATTCATCAATACTTTGTTCCAAATCTTTTAAATATGCTTTTTGGTTTTCTAACATTTTTAATTGTGCATATTTATCAAACTCACCTTTAACTCTAAGTTTGTTTTCATAATCTACTTGACAATCAAAACAATGTCCTTGTGTAGACCAAAACTTTCTATCAAGTTTTTTCTTCATTGCCTTATCACATTTAGGACAAAACCAAGGCATTCTTACTGACTGCATTACCTCACTAAGTTCTGACTCTCTTGTTTTACCACCAAGGTTTTCTTGTTTACCCTCGTATCCTACTTGAACATATTCTTTTGTATGTTCTTTTCCTGCCATTAAATCGGCCAAGGCCTTATTTTGTCTTTCTGCTTCTTTACTATATCCTGCCATTATAACTCCTATCCAAATTTTATACTACCGAGTATCTGATTGATTGGAGCGAATGCTCCTGTAAACTTATATACTTTACCTTTGTATTTAAATACAATACCTTCACTTGGTACGATTGCATCTAAACCACCAATCTTCTGTAGTTTTTCAATTTGTAGTTTTAGTTTTTTTAATTTTTCTATTTTATCTGGTTTTTGTAAATCTTTCATTGCACTGATAATTTCTTTTCTCATTTTTTGAATAGTCTTATCAGGATTAACTGCCATATATCCACTTATATTTTTAAGTATTTCTGCACCTACTTGGAAGAATAATACCTCAAATGGTTTTATATTTTGTTTAAATATTTTGTTATGGTCAAACTTATCTGTCTTTAATATCCAATCTAAAAACTTTTGATTTTTACCAAAGTCTTTTTTAATTTGTGGTATCTTGTATGACTTATCAAAGTATGCCCATCTTTTAACCAACTTGGCAAATTGTACAGGTTTTAATTTTACACCAAATTGTTTTGATGCATTATAAACATATTCTCTCCAATATGATTCATGATACATACCTAAACTATCTTTATCACTTAATGCATATTGTGATTGTAGTTTTTTTAATTTTCCTAAATACATATTTTTCTTCTTACCAAAATTTTGTACCTTTGGTACGGTCAAAAAGTTTGGTTTACCAATCTTAAACATTTTTTGTATATGGTTGTTTGTTTGTTTAATCATACCTGCCAACATTCTTGCAGAATCCTTTGGTTGTCCTATTGGTCTACCACTTTCATCATACTCTAATGTACCATGAAATACTATTTCTGCCACATCATAATCTACTACATTTGAAGTTGCTGGATACATAACCTCTAAGTTCATCCATCGTTTTCCATTACCAAATATCTTCTCTTGTTGTTTATCTGATAATGAACCGATTGATTTTTCTAAATCTTTCATTGCACCTACAAAAGCTTTTTCTATATTTCCTCTACCACTAAACATAGATTTTATTCCACTTGTTGTTGGTGATGTTTTACCAAAATTCTTTAGGTGTCCTTTGTTACGAGCCGCTCTTAACTTACCATCAATCCAACTTACCATTAGATTTTGTCCATCAAGTTTCTCAGTAACACCATCTTCTCTATCTAACTTTCCACCCAATCCATTAATAACTATCATCTTCAAATCTGAAAATGTCAAATTATTATCATCAAATGGATGAGACATATGTCCATATGCTCCACCCTCTACTAATAACTTTACATCACTCATAAATCCTTCTTGAATATCCTCAATCGCACCACCCATAGATTCATCACCTGGTGCCAAGTCAAGTTCAACTGCTCGTTGTGTATTTTGGTCTTGTGTTTGTACACCTGGTAATGCAGGAGCTTCAACAGGAACACCTGTAACATCTCTTTCATTATCTGTCAATCCTAACCACTTTACAATTTCAAAGTCAAGTCCACTAACTACATTTTCTAACCATTTCTTGTATGCCTTAACTGGGTCTTCACTTGGGAATCTTTCACCATATGGCCCTGCACCTCTTCTACCATATGCAACCGTAGGTACTTTATCCATTCTTGTGGTGAAATCTAATCCTGGGTCATTTGCATTTTTACCCAATATATAATGTACTAACTCCCAACCAATACCTTCATCTGAACTTTTATACATTGACTCTATCCATTCTTTAGAATGTTTTTTGTAATCACTAAATCCATCATAAAATGTAGGTGGGCCATCGTCAATTGGAAATAAATTTGTATTAGAACCCTCTTTTAATATTTCTGATAAGTCATTTCTTATTAGAAAACTATCAAACATCTCAAATAATTTCTTAAACTTATTAGTCATCATATTGTAAACACCTTTATCATAATATCCAAAGGCTTGTTTAAATAATTTAGGTCTTTCTTCTTTCTTTACTTTTGGACTACCTAATAGATTTCTCATTACGGTTCCACTTACCTCTTGTCCACCCACTTTGATAGATTGGTGTGGTGCAGTAAGTATGTATCCATGTTGTTCATAACCCTCTAAATTCTTTTTGTTCTTTTTAAAATCTTGATAATAAGCTTTACCACCACTTTTCTTTTTACCACCAACTAATCTTCCTGCATCTTTTGCACCAAAGATATAAACAACTGCAGTTGTTTCTGGGTCAAACTTTTTCAAAGCGTTGTTTGCAACATAAGGTGTTTTTTCTTTTACGATTTTATTTTTTGGAACACCCATTTTTGTCATATGACGAACTTTTTCTGAATAATTCATTGGGTGTCTTGGTGGTTTTTTGATATCACTCGTAGTAATATAAACATCATCTACTTGTGACTTTAACCATTTATAAGTTTTAAAGTGATGAGGCCCAAATGGTTGGAATCTTCCACCATAAATACCAATCACTTTTTTAATTTTTTTATCTTGTTCGTTCACTTTTTTATATCCACTACCATAAGGAACTGATGTATTACCTCTTTTTTTCATTTTCTTAACCATTTTACGACTTGGTGAAGGAATCACTCCTGCAGGTGCACCGAACTCTTCCTTTATATCTTTAACACCTGTTAATGTATATCCCAATACTTCCGCATTTTCTGTTCTTTCTTTTTCAAATTTTTTCTTATCTTTTTCATTTAGTTCACCACCGAAACCCTCATTAATAATACCACCTCGTTCATTATACCATTTTCTAAATTGTGCTGGTGTTCCTATGGTAACCTTACCTTTTGC